GCTATATAGCTTTTCCCTTTACTACAAACACACTTGGTGCTCAGATACTTACTCAAGATGTTGATGGAGATGCGCTTCCGTTTGATGAAGATGATTTGCATGAGTATAACATTACCAGATATGGCGACATTGTTATTATTTGCCATAATAAGTTTGCGCCTAGAATCCTAACAAGAAAAGCAAGCACGACTCAAAGCGGTCAGTTTGACTTTGAGGTTAGTGTGTTTTCGTTTAGTCAAAGAGCGGATAACAAAGTTACTTTTCAACCTTACTCTACGTTTCAAGATAGCGGTGTTACGCTTGATCCTAGCGCTACTAGCGGCAATGGAATTACTCTTACAACAAGCGCTGCTTACTTTGATACCACAGGCTCACAAACAGGTGGTGATTACTTAGACTCAAAACACGTTGGTACAATTATAAGATACCATGGAGATGAAATAACAATCACCAGCGTTCAGTCTTCTACGCAAGCCACTGGCAATGTGCATGAGACTTTAGATGTAAGACTAAGTGTAGCAAACCCATTGAGAACTACTGATGGCAGCGCAACTGTTGAAGTTACGCATATTAATCACGGCTTTCAAGGCGGTGAGGCCATTGTTATTTCTAATGCAGTAGCTGTTGGCGGTATAAACGCAACGCAAATAAATGGATCAAGAACAATTGATTCTGATATTATAGATGAAAATACTTACAGCTTTACTGCTGGTGCTAATGCAAACGACTCAGAAGATGGTGGTGGTAGCGTACAGATTTCTTCTCATGCACCTAGTCCTAACTTTGACGAGCAGTCTTGGTCTGCTGTTCGTGGCTATCCAGCGGCAGTTACCTTCCATCAGAATAGATTAGTATTTGCTGGCACATTAACAGAACCAGATTCTATTTACTTTAGTAAGATTGGAAGCTTCTTTAACTTCGATGTTGGGGATGCTGCTGATGATGATGCAATACAAGTTACTGCTGCGCTTGGAGAAATAAATCCAATTAGGTATTTGGTTTCTAACCGTGACTTGCAGATCTTTACTGGCTCAGCAGAGCTTTACATACCTACCTTTCAGAACCAACCGCTTACTCCGACTAATCTACAGATACGAAAGCAGACACCATACGGGTGTGAGTTTGTAACTCCCACTCCGATAGACGGTGCGACTTTGTTTGTAGAACGTGGTGGTCGGACGGTTAGGGAGTATTTGTTTACTGACAACGAGAGCGCTTATACTTCTACTGCTATCTCAACAATTGCTAGTCATTTAATTAATAGCCCAATAGATATGGCGGTATCGAACTCAAGCTTTGATACATCTGAAAGCTATGCTGCATTTGTTATGACTGACGGAACAATAGCTTTGTTTAACTCAAACAGGGCTGAGAAGAGAGCGTCTTGGACAAAGGTATCTAGTAACTTTGGATCGTTTGATGCTGTGACTGCACTAGGCAATGTTATCTATGCTACGATCAAAGACTCTGATGGGTATTATTATTATGGTAGCTTTGAAAACACGACAGACTTTGAAATTGGCTTGGATGGCTGGAGAGAGTTTTCTATTACCAGCAATCAGATTGATGTAAGTTCTGTAGCAAATCAACCTTGGGGCAATGGAGATACAGTAACTGTGTTGGCTAAGGATGCTGACGATACACAGCTTTCTCATTTAGGTACGTTTACTATATCTGGGAATGTAATTGATCTGTCGGCTTATTCAGCGTTTAACTATACTACAGCTTACATTGGGTCTGCATTTACCTCTAAGATTATTACCAATCCGATTGATGCCTCTATGGGCAATGGCCCTGCGACTGGTGAGATTAGAGGTCTGACTAACATTGTAGTTGATTTTAAAGACACTAGATCAGCTAAGGTTAATTCAAGACCATTGGTTACTACGTCAGCATTTAGCGGCAAGAAAGAGTTTCGCCTGTTGGGGTATAATCGAACAGCACAGATAACAATAGAACAAGATCATCCATTGCCATTACAGGTTAATGGATTAGTAGCGGAGCTAGTAGTTTAATGCTGGAATTAATTGTAGCAGGTGCAGCTGGATTGTCAGCAGTAGGTCAGATTGCAGCGGGTCAAGCGCAGCAACAAGCTTCTCAGCTAAATGCTTTTCAAATGGAAACTGAAAAGAAGTTAAATAAAACTCAAGCTTTGCAAATGTCTAGGGCTAGGCGAGAAGAATATGACTTGGCAACTTCTGCTAATATAGCTGCATTTGCGGCTGCTGGTCGTGATGTTACTGCTGATATAGGTTTTGCTCAACAGCAAGACAAAAGTGTTCAAGCGTTTCTGCAAAGGCAAAAAGATATTATAGACCAAGATACTTCTCGTATAGATCAGCAAGTACAGTTTGAGAATATGAAGACCTCTATGGCAGCCATGGCTGAAAGACGCCGTGGTCGAAATGCACTAACGGCTTCCTTGTTTAGCGCTATTGGAACAGTGGGTCAGGGCATTTATCAATATGAAACAGTAAGGACTTAATAATGGCTGTAATTAGACAAAGAACTCAAGTCTTTAATCAGCCTGTTGGTGTTGTTAGAACAGATGCTGGATCTGCTCAAGTAGGTGAAGCCATTAGCAGTGCAGCTGTTAGAATTTCTCAGTTGGCTTATAGAGAGGCCGCTCAGAATGCCGAGAAAGCTGGGCAGCAAGCAGCTAAATTACAGCCATCAGATAAAATTATAGCAATAGATCCAAGCACAAATATGCCTGTAGCTTATACGCCGCCAGCATCATTTGGCTCTATTGCTGCTAAATCATATCAAAATATGATTGATCGTAGATTTGAGGAATCAATTCTTAATGAGTTTGCATCTAAAGGATCAGAGTTTGCATCAAGCTCTCAGACTGCGGATCAATATAAAACTCGTATGACTAACTACATACAAGAAATGTATAACTCAGAAGGAGAAGCAACTCCTTACAGCAGGTATATTCAAGAGGCAGGATCTGAGTATGTTGCAAGTACATACGCATCACTAGCAAAAAAACAGGCTGAAGCAGCAAAGAAAGCATTAAAAGATCAGCAGTTAATGTCTGGTTATCTTGATGAAAAAAAATTAGCTAATCTTGTTTCTAAAGGCGCTTCTAATGAAGAGATTTTAGCATTATCTAATTCTATTCGTGCTAAATACTTAGACTTAAAAAATACAGATAATATGACGTTTTCATCATGGAAGTCAGCTAATGATCGAATTGATGGACTTCAAGGCTTATCTGCTAATAATAATCTTGTAGATATATACTCTACACTCTCACCTTCAGATCAGTCTATGTTTAAGCTTGGGCTTACAAATCCAAGAATTATGTCTGAGCTTGCTGATAAAATAGAGCATAATAATTTAGAAGCTTTAGCTATAGAAGCAAAAATAACAACAAGTATACCAACCTTGATTGCTGGTCTGGATTCATTTGCCTCCATTAGCGAAGAGTATGTAGGGAATCAGGTTGGCAACTATGTATCTGAGTTTGCCCCAACAATAAGTGCATCTACAACAGTTGATGATATATCGGCTATAATACTTAGAATTGAAGATGATGATGTTGCCGAACAAGTTGGAACAGAATTATTTGCTAACTGGATAGAAAAGAATTTAGATGTAGCTGGCAAAACAGCTAGTGATTTAGATATTATTTCTGAAGCCCTTCAAAATGAAGCATCACCAGATTATCAAGCAATAGCTGATTTGATTGGTGGTGATAGGGACGAGTTTGGAAGAAGCCATGGTGACATAGTGGCTGGTATGATCCAAACAATGACTCAAAAACAAAGATCTAATCTTGCGTCTGAAATATCTGATAGACGTGCGGCTTTATCTAGGATGGAAAATGCTGCTGACTTAGAAAAAGAAGACAGATTGCGTCAAAGTTTATCTGATTTTCAAAACGCTACTGATTTGAATGCAAGCTTTCAGTCTGCTTTATCAAACATAGAAGCGTCTGGATTAGATGAAACAACTCAGCAAACTTTAATAACTCTTGCTAGAGGAAACTTTGCTCTTCAATCAAGAGTTAGGGCCGATAGAATACAGTTGACTACGGTAGATCTTGAGGAGTTAAAGGACGCCGTAACTCAAGAAGAAACAAATCTAAGAGGCAATGCTAAGCAGGCTTATGACTTATTGAGAGAAGCTTATAAGTTTGATCCTGCAAGTACGTCTGCTTATTTAGATAGAAAGCTAACAGCATCTAGAAATCAAAACAATAGATACATTAATGGCTTTAGAATAGATGCTATTGAAAACAATATTTCTGATGTTAGTCCTGATGAGCTAGCATTCTATGATAAGCAATTGTTTGGAGATGTTATTATGACTGCTTCAAATGTGTTTGATTTTCCACAAATTGTAGATGGCCTTAATCAAGGCGTTGTTCTCCCATCTGTTAAAGTGGCTTTAGAGTCTGCTTTAACTTCAAATAACGAAGACAACTTAAATGCTGGCATCCAAGCATTTGAGCGTTATTCTAATCTTGAGGTTATTACGCGAGATGGTCGTCGTACTACTTTAGATATAATGCGTAATCTTAGCCCAGAGTCGTATGCTTTATACTCTGCGATAAGTCAGTCTGCTCGTGCAGAGGGTGTAGAGCCATTAGCAATTGCGCTTGAGTTTAGAAACTATGATGGCAACATTGATGCCGATATTAAGACAGACCTTGAGTTGCCCAAGAACGCAAACATTGGAAGAGCATTAGACGCTTATCCAATGAGTGATAATTATAAAAAAGAAATACTAGCAATGCTTCGGATGCAAAAGGTAAGAGGCAATGTAATTACTGAGGATTCAATATCTTCTATAATAGATAGCTATACATCAAAGATGCGAACAGATCCTAATGTTATTGGATCTTATATTGGTGACAGCACTGTATATGCTAGGAATAATTACTTTTCAGATTCTGAAATTACCGCGCATAGAGAACAGGTAACTGATCTTATTGCTGATTCTGGTTTGTTTAATGATCTTTTAAAAGGTGGCACTGCATTAGATTCAGCAGCCGCTGGTCTTGCTAATTTTATTGGTGGCAATCTTTTACTTACATCGAGAGCTATTGTTGAAGAGTTTACTAGCGGCGTTGGAGCTAGTGAAGAACTAAGTGATAGAGACAGGTTAAGAAGAGGACTGCAAGCTTTAAACATAGAGCTAAGCTATAAGCCTGTTGTATCTGCATTTAATCAAGGTCAACCTATGTACGAGGTAGGGTACATAAATGACTATGGTGGATTTGAGCCAATTATAGTTAATGACACAGCTTTGACTTTAGAAAAGCCAAGAGTTCAAGCTGATCGAAAAGCTGATATGAGATTTCAATCTCTTAATAATTTGCAGGTTGCGTTTAAATCAGATGCACCTGCTGGCGACAAAGTAATTGCTGAAATTAACTATAAGGCAACCTTAGATCACATGACTGAAGAAATGTTTTTATCTGACGTTAACAGAATAAGAAGGTTTAATAAAATACTTGGCGATGATGACATGGCTTTAAATATTTTTAGGTCAAAAAGAAAAGAGTACAATGCCCTTAGCAATCCATGGCAAATAGAAATGACAGAGCCAAATCAATGAGAATAGTTGTTCCAGAAGCAGAGCCGTTTAATATTGGCAGACAGCCAGTGCAATCTACAGTGCCTACACTTGGGCAAACGGGTAATGCTCAATATGGAAGACTGTTCAACCCGATAAAAAACCAGTTGAATTTTTATTCAAGAGCTTCAACCTATGATCCAGAGTCAATTGATCGTGTTGAAACAATAATAGAAAAGCAGGGTCTTAATGAAGAAGATGCTCGTTATCTTCGTTTGTTTGGCATTGGCTCTCAAGATAACTTTACTTCTGCGTTAGAGTTTATACAGAAACGTAGAGATAACTATAGTGTGTTGAATCGCTCTACTGGTCTTAATTTATTTCTTACTGACCCTAGTCTTCATGCATCTATTGCTATTCCTTATAGTGGTGTTGCTGCTTCTTTGCACCTTGGTAAAGGTCTTAATGCTTTAGGTTCTACATCTGGCCTTAGGCAAGCTGCACGTGCAAAACAATTAATGAAGGGCAAGGATCTTACTGCTAAAGATCTTTCTAAAATAGGCGCTCTGGATGCAGCAGTCGTAGATGGCAGTATAACGCTCACTGAGGCGCTTACTGAGATTAGCGAGGGTGAAGACCCAGCAACTGAAATAGGCAACGCAGCGCTCTATACAATGGGTACAGCAGCTGTTGGAGGTCTTCTTGGTTTTGGAATAGGCACAGCGTCGAATAGACCTATTTCTGCGCAAGCCAGACAAGCAACGTTTGGTCGTAAGTATAAAGAATACCTTAATAGTGTTTCTGATGAGCCAGCAAAAAGAGGTGAAGATTTATCGTTTACAGGTGAGTGGTTTAATAATTCTTGGTTTATGAAGGCAATACCAACGCCTATTCGTGCAACTATACAAGATAAGAAGTTACCAGACTGGGCTAAGATGGATATGCTTCAACTTGGTGGCGATAATGGAATGCCTTTTGCTATGAACCAGCTTGGTAAAAGTGTAGGTAGTTCTGCGTTTACTGAGTCTGCAAGACGTCAAGGTGATTGGTTTAAAGCTCTTGATGTTATTAATCAAAACTATCGTGAGGTAAGCCCGCGTGGTTCTGCTGAGTTTTTTAATGTTCCTGTTGGGGAATATGTAGAGCGTGTTTTTCGTAAGCTAGGCAAGGACAGCTTTGCGCCTGATGAGTGGTACAATCATATTGGTCGCTTAATGGTTGATGAAGTGCCATATGAAAAAATGACACCGCAGGAAGCAGCATCGGTGCAAGCTGCTCGTAGCTTCTTTGAGCAGTATGGAAAAGAGCTAGAAGAAGTTGGCCTTATTAATCCAAAGGATCTTTTTGAAGACAACTATTTAAAAAATGTTGGTCGCCAGATGGAGCTTCAAAGCGTTACTAAAAGCATTGTTGAGCAAAACAAACGATGGATGCGCCCACAACAGGATAGGCTTTCAAAAGATTTAGAGAAATTAAACAACAAGCTTAGGCAGCTTAATAAAACTGCTACAACTAGAGGTCTTACTAATAAACAAGTTAAGTATAAGGCAGATCTAGAAGAAGAGTTTGTTATGAAACAAACGTTGCTAGGTCAGTTTGATGATGCATTTGATAAAATACAAAATGCAAAATCAATTGATGAACTAGCTTTGCTTTATAAGGAGTTAGACCTTACAGCTGACATGCGCAGGGCTTTAAAGGATCTAGCTAAGGCTATGGATGAAACAAAGGCTAGAATTGATAATGCTATGGATATGATGGATGAAATGCCATCAGTTAAATCTCCTAACAATTATCTTATGCGTATCTTTAATCGTCGTAAGATTGAATCAGACCGAGAAGGTTTGAAGAATATTTTAATGAATTGGTTTCGTGAAAACCCACAGATTATTGTTAAGGGTGATGACAAGCTATTTAAGAAGCAAGAGTTAGCAACTGATCCTGTATCTCTTGAGCGTAGAGCTAACGAAACCATAGACAACATTCTTGGAGAAACAGACGAAGATGCTGTCGATGCAATCTTTACTGGGTTTGGTCGCAGCGGCCCACTTGTATCTCGTCGCCTTAATATTCCTAATCACTTGATTAAAGACTACATTGTGACTGACATTAAGGAAGTTATGATTGCTTACACCAATCGTGTTGGCCCGCGACTGGAATATCACAAACGTTTTCGTGATCCAGAAACTAATCAAATAATGCCACTAGAAGGAAGAATAGATTATTACAGATCTAGGCTTATTAAAGATGGTGTTGATGAAGCTACAATAAATAAGTTTATTAAAAACTTTGTTGCGATATACGATCAAGTTGTAGGCACAACCCTTAAACGTCCTGATGCTATAGACACTAAAGTAGCTGACTTTCTTAGAACAGCAACAAGCTGGACGTTTCTTGGCAACTCTGGCTTAGCAGCAGTTGGTGATGCTGCGTCTTTATTTATGGATCATGAGCTTAAAGCTATCGGCAAGTCAGTGCTTGGCACAATGGATGATATATCCTTAAAGGCATCTAAGAGAGAGCTTAATCTAGCTGGTGAGGCATTAGAGATTGTTCGTGGCATAACTCACTTGCGATACATGGAAAGCCTTACGAATGATGTGTTTAGCAAGACTATTCCTGATAAGCTAAACAATGCTTTTTATATTATGAATGGTTTGGCTCCTGTGACTGTAGCCATTAAAACATTTGATGGCTTGCTTCGCGGTCATACTATTATTGACTCTGCTATTAAGCTAGGCACAGGTAAAGCTAGTAAGTTTGAAAAAGAGTTTTTAGCTAGATATAACATTACTCCAAAACTAGCTAAACAAATAGCTGACTCTCCTTATGAAAAAAGCCAAGGTGGTTTGTTTTTACCAAACACAGAGGCTTGGACAGACGAGGCAGCGGTTACTGCATTTAGAAATGCTTTATCTTCTGGTGTTATGAACAGAGTAATTATGGGTACGCCAGCAGATAAGCCCATTGTAATGAGTGGTATTGCTTATATTCCAGAGCATTTAGCTAAAATGCTTCCGTTTAAAACTGCTGTTGATCCTAGAGTTAAAGGTTATCGCAGAGTAGAAAGTGGATTGCTGGCTTTGCCGTTTACCTTTTATAGCTACACAATGGGTGCTTTGAGTAAGATTACTGCCAACCATGCTTCTGGTGCGGTTCGCAACCGTTTGTCTCATGTGGCTGTCGCTATGGGTCTTGGGTATATGATTGTAAATGCTCGCACTCCAAGCTGGGCTTGGAAGGACATGGACATTGAAGATAAGATTATGAGGTCTTTTGATTTCTCAGGTCTTGCGGCAATTTACAGCGATATGGTTTATCGTGGTATAGCAATGGCTAGTGAAATGGGATTAGAAAATAACTTTCCTATTCAACCAAAATTTCAAGCTCCACCAGATAAGATTGGTGCGTTAGTTTCTTTGGGTGGCGCTCCCGCTGACTGGAGCTATGAAGTTTTAAGTTCTATTGGGCAGATGCTTTCTGGCGATGTTCAAGACGGTGCTAAGGGTTTAATTCGTATGATGCCACTTATAGAAACAATGGCGACTGGCGATATAATAAAAGACACAGCAAAAGACCTGACTGGCTTTTTACCTAATAGGCAGTGATTTGTACTAGACTATTTGTGCATTGAATCTCTCAGCTTCTTTGTGAGAAAAGAAGTTAGAGAGGTGAGCTATGTCTATAAATGTTGCAAATAATAATCCCCACGTTGTTTACACCGTTGCCGAAGGCGCAACGCAAACAACATTCTCAATTACCTTTGAGTTCTTTGATGACGATGAAGTACAGCTGTATGTAGACGGCATAATAAAAACTCAGGGATCTGGTGATGGTAACTACACTATTACTGGCGGTGAGGGGTCTACAGGTACAGCAACATTCAATACAGTATCATCAGGCATACAGCCGGTAACAGGTATAACTGGCGGCAGTCAGGTTGTTATTACAAGAAACATACCTATTGAGCGAGTAACTGATTTCTCAGCAGGGTCAGATATAAACCGAGCAGCTTTAAATACTCAACTCGACACGCTTACAGCTATTGCGGCTGACAACAAAATGCGATCTGTTCGTGCGCTGACTGCACCTATTACAGATCCAACTGATGTTGGCACAAGTCTTGTTATTCCCAAAGCAGCAGATAGAGCTAATGGCTTTCTTAGCTTTGACAGCAATGGTAATGCAGCTATTAACTCTGTTGTTGATTTAAGCTTTCTTACGCTTGAGCGGCTAGACATTGATAATGTTCGCATTGATGGCAATACAGTTAGCTCTACAACGGGCAGCTTAATCTTAGCGCCTACTGCTGATGTTGAAATAAACATTCCGGCATCAAGTAGTTTGTATATGCAACGTGCTGGAACAACTGCATTAGACTTTGCGTTTACTTCTGTTTCTCAAGAAATCCGTTTTATCAATACAACCACAGCAACAACATATTCTGTAATACAATCAAATCATCTTGGCGGCACATCATCTGATCTTATTCTCAAGAGTGACGGTGGTCCGTTAGAGCTTGATACTGGTGGTGGTACTATTCCGCTAAAGGATGATGGAGTTCAACGCGGTTACTTAAATATAAATACTGCAAATACAATTAAGCTCTACACTGGCACAGGCACAGGAACACTTAACACTACGTTTGATGGTGCTGATGTTACTATTGCTGGTGAGTTGGTTGTGTCTGGCAACTTAACTGTTGATGGAACAACAACAACTATTAACTCAACAACGCTTACTGTTGATGACAAGAATATTGTTTTGGCCTCTGGTGCTACCACTAGCTTGGCTGCTGATGGCGCTGGCATTACAATAGATGGCGCAAGCGCTTCGCTTACATACGTTGATTTAACTGGTGCTATGACCTTCAACAAAGATGTTGATATTGGCGATAATGATATTGAGAACGCGCAGAAGCTACATTTTACAGAGAATGTTTCTTTGTATCCTTCAGATGGTGATGACAGTATTCTTAACTTGCAAGCTGAAGATGTTGGATCTGCTCAACTAAGATTTATTACTGGCACTGGATCTGGTGTATTTCGCGGTGGTGTTGTTGCCTCTCAAAACAATGTGTTTGGTTTAAAGGATTCAAACGAGCAAACATTTATTAAGTCGCAAGACGGTAATTTACCTACTCAGATCTTTCATACATACGACAGCCCAAGTGCTGGCAGTAGCTTACGCATTGAAGCTGGTTCAAACTTTGTAAAGCTATATGGCTCTGAAGGCGTAGAAGCTCAGAAGTATAAGGATGCTGATGATACTAGCTATTACTTAGAGCCAGCGGGTACTTCTGTATTAGCCACTGTTGGCGCTACTCAGCTTAATGTTGATAACATTACTATTGATGGCAATACGATTAGCTCAACGAATACTGATGGAAACATTAATCTTCGCTGCAATGGTAATGGCGTTGTTGATGTTGATAGTGAGTTGTTTGTTTATGGCAATGCTATTAACGGCACATCAGCTTATGTTCAGATTGGTAATACTGATACGGGCGGCGATGATGTTCGCATACAAGGGCCAAATCCTAACTTTAGTTTATATGACTCAACTGCTGTTGCTGATGGGGTTGCTGCATATACGGGTGGCGTTAATTTCTATGGGCAAAAAACAAACACAGCATATCACAAATACTCGACCATTCGTCCTAGAATTATTAATGGTCTTGACAGTGATACAGCAAGAACGGGTGCTTTACATTTTGGTGTAAGCGATGGTGCTAGTGCTGCTGCAACAAATATTATTTTTAAGATTGAACCTGATGGAATTGAGGTAGCTGGTAATATTACATCTACCAATGATCCGTTAAAAATTAGCGCAACAACTACATCATCAAGCGCAAACATTATTCTTGAGGGGGATGCCAGCCCGATTTTATCTTTGAGGGCATCAGGCAGTAATGACGATAAAATTAGTTTTAAATCAGATGGCGCGTTTCAATATATAAACACTAATGACCAGCTTACAATTCAGACTGGTACCAACGATGCTTTGTTTTTGTTTGGGTCATCAGACATTCGCACCGATTCTCTTGGTGGCACTCATACTATTTCTTCTAGGGCTGGTGATATTAGTTTTATTACTGGCACGATTGGCTCAACTACAGAAAGAATGCGTATAGCTGGTGCTGGTGGTATTTCTGTATCTGCTGATATGTCCTTCGGCGACAACAACAAAGCCATCTTCGGCGCAGAACTTGAAATATACAGTGACGCAACACACGCACGTATTCGTGAATATGGCTCTGGGCAACTTAAAATCCAAGGCGATAATATGCAGTTGCTTACCTCTGATGGTGCATCTACATATTTGGAAGGCAATGCGTCAACTAGCGCAGTCACACTATACCACGCATCTAATTCGCCTCGCCTCGCCACCACCAGCACAGGTATCGACGTAACTGGCAACGCCACCTTTGCAGATAATGGTAAAGCCGTCTTCGGCGCTGGGTCTGACCTACAGATTTACCATGATGGTAGTCGAAGCATTATTCAAGATAACGGCACTGGAAACCTAAGAATACAGGCAAATAATCTTGAACTAAATAACGCTGACAATAGCGAAAACTATTTGTTTGCCGCTAATAACGGTGCAGTAACTCTGTATTATGACAATGCTGAAAAGTTAAACACCACCAGCACAGGCGTAGACATCACGGGTACTTTGACCAGCGATGGGCTGACTGTGGATGGTGATGTGAACATGAGTGATAGCACTCCTGTCTTCACAATGACTGACACAGACGGCGGTTCAGCAAACATGGCTGTATATACAGGAAACCTTGTTATATCTGCTGATAGTGCAAATGAATATAGCAATAAAGTTTTGCAATTAGGTGTCGGAGATAAATCCTATTTTAATCTTGCTGATAATGGCGATATCTCCTTTAGAGAAGACACAGGCACCACGGCAAAGTTCTTCTGGGATGCGAGTGCTGAGTCGTTGGGCATTGGGACGAGTTCGCCTAGCAGATTAGCTGAACTATATGGCACATCTAACCCTGCTTTACGCATAAACAACGGAACAGATATTGCAGATATTGGCCTTGCTTCATCGGCAGGGGCTTTAGCTACAAGCTCAACAAGCGGTGCTTTAGTTTTAGCTAGAAGTGGAGCAAACGACATAAACTTTGCTACGAATGGTACAAACAGAATGACCATCGACAGCAGCGGTCGGGTAGGCATTGGTGGAGTTCCTAACACCAACTGGCGTAATGATGTAGCAGATCAAGAAGTTCTTATGCTTGGTGCTGAGGCTACTTTTTTCTCAGATAGTGGTGTAACAACTGAACTTTGGAACAATGCCTATGTAGATAATAGTGATGTATTTAAGAATATATCTACACGGGGGGCTTCTCGTTATTTTCAATACCAAGGAGCACACAAATGGTTTACCGCAGCTTCTGCCAGTGCAGGATCAAATATAGGTACTGAAATAAACTCCACCCCAAAGATGACACTGGATGTCAGCGGTAACTTGCTGGTGGGTAAGACTACTACTGCACAAAATACCGCTGGTACATTAATATCAGCAACCAATGGGGTCAGAGCAAGTGTTGATAGTAATGTTGCTGCACTTTTAAATCGCCTGACATTAGACGGAGAGATTGTATCGTTCCGCAAAGACGGCATCCCTGTGGGGAGTATTGGGGCTAAGTCTGGTGATATTTATATCGGCACAGGTGACACTGGTATTAGATTTAATGATGGAGACAATGCGGTTTATGCCGCTGATACAACAACGGGTGGCGCAAGCGATGGGAATATCTCATTAGGTGTTTCTGGCGCTCGCTTCAAAGACCTCTACCTCTCTGGCGCTATCCACCTTGGCGGCACTGCTCCAGCTAATCGCAAGTTGTATTCACAAAGCGCAAACTACCCACAGCAAAACTATATGACTTCAAGCAGTGTAAACTACCCTACGCTGCAACTAAGGACTGCTTATGCAACAGGTGGTCAAACAGCAACTCAGATTGACTTTAGAAATGGTGCTGACACAGCGGTAGGCACAATAACATCAACTGTTTCATCAACCGCTTACAATACATCATCTGACTACCGCCTAAAAGAAAACGTAGTTGACTTAACAGGTGCAACAGATCGCATTAAACAAATTCCTGTACATCGGTTTAACTTCATTGCAGACCCAGACAAAACAGTTGACGGTTTCTTGGCGCATGAGGTTCAGGAGATTGTACCAGAGGCAATCACTGGTGCTAAAGATGCAATGCGTAACGAGGAATATGAGGTTACACCAGCAGTCTTAGATGATGATGGCAATGTCGTTACTGAGGCTGTCATGGGTACTCGCAGCGTTCCTGATTACCAAGGCATTGACCAAAGTAAGCTAGTGCCATTGTTGGTTGCTACAATAAGAGAATTAGAGGCACGTATTACTGCCTTAGAAAACGCCTAAAGGAGAAACACTATGGCAATAACTTACACTTGGACTATTCCAACCCTTGAGCGTCACACTGCTGATGGTGGCGTTTACATTGCTCACTGGCGTTGCACAGGCGTTGATGACGATGGCAACACAGCAAGCTCATATGGCACTTGTGGCTTAACTTACGATGCCTCTGCGTCTGACTTTACACCGTATGATGATATTACTGAGGCTCAAGCTCAAGGCTGGGTCTGGGGTCATGTATCACAAGAGGATACTGAAGCTGCTATTGCTTCTAAGATTGATGCGATAGCTAATCCAACTACTGAGGCGGGAGTGCCTTGGTCATAACCTGAAAGGAGATCAATGTGACTGAAGACAAAAAGGTCATTACGATTGACGATGTGGAATACACTGAGGATCAATTATCAGACGAGGCAAAGACTTGTATAAATCATATAGGTTCTTTGGATCAAAAGATTGCTAGTGCTCAGTTTAACTTAATGCAACTTCAAGGGGGTCGTGAGTTCTTCATGACTAAACTGAAAGAAAACTTAGAGTAAAGACAATGGATAAACGCACCGTACAATCAGCACATACTCGCATTGATGGATTGGAGAAGGAAATCGTGGCTATAAAAACCGAGATGGAAATCCAGTTCAAAGATTTGTTTAACAGGGTTAAGCGCCTTGAGGCCGTTGTGATTGCAACGAGTGCGTTTATCATCGCGCTTCTTCTTCGCATAAATATGTTGGGATAAATTATGTTAGCTGAATTAGCAGCAGCCAATGCTGCTTACAGCACGATTAAGAAGTTTGTTGCCAATGGCAAAGAGGTGTCAGATTTTCTAGCGCCCCTTAAAAATCTTGTGAGTTCTGAGGAAGAGCTAAGAGCTAGAGGCAACCGCAAAAAAGATGGATTGTTTTCCAAGGTCATGGGCAAATCTGCTGATGACTTTGATGAGTTCTTAGCTTTGCAAAAGATCCAAGAGCAACGCAAAGAGCTAGAAAGTATTTGTCGTTTGTACGGCAAGCCCGGAACGTGGGATAGTTTCTTAGCTTTTGAAGCCAAGATGCGCGTTCAACGTAAGAAAGAAGCAGAAGAAAAGCAGAAACAAATCGCCAAGATTATTAAGTATGCAACATGGGGTATTGTTGCAACGTTAAGCATTGGTGGTTTTATTGTTTTGTATTTATTCACTGAGTTCTTAAAGGAGTTATAATGACTATAGCTATGGAAAAGATATTGGCTTGGAAGATTATGCCAAGGATTATGATGCTGGTAATGACTGTTATGTATATTCGCGTCATAGAATGGTTTATGTCTCTTCCGCAAGGTGAGGTTAGCACGCAAGCTACCGCGCTTACAGCGACGGTTACAGGCGCTATGACAGGTGCTTTCGCAGTATGGATAGGACATGAGAAATGATTGGTCAGATTATAGGTGCAGTTGGTGGTTTAGCCACCAGTTATTTAGACGGTAAGGCTGCAATCCAGAAGGCTAATGCGGAGATTAAGCTCAAGCAAGCTACTGGTGAAATGGACTGGGAGCAGTCAGCAATAGAAGCATCGAAAGATTCTTGGAAGGATGAGCTATGGACTATAGTTTTTGTAGCTATTCTTTGCATGAATTTTATTCCTTCTATGCAGGATGTAATGGCTATTGGATTTGCTAACTTAGAAACCACACCGCTCTGGGTGCAGTGGGGAATGTATGCCTCTATTGCTGCAAGCTTTGGTATCCGCACAATGAAGGGATTAAAAAAATGAGTGAGTTTAAATTAAGTAGACGCAGCCTTGATAGGTTAGAAGGCGTTGATGAGCGTTTGGTTTCTGTAGTTAAGATGGCTATTACTTTAACCAAGACTGACTTTGGTGTTATTCAAGGCATGAGAACTATAGAGCAACAGAAAGAATTAGTAGCTAAAGGCGCTAGTCAAACTATGAAGTCAAAACATTTAGATGGTTTGGCTGTTGATTTAATGGCTTATATTAATGGGCGTGGATCTTGGGAGTTAAATTTATATGATGACTTGGCTGATGCAATGGGAGAAGCAGCCGGTATTGTTGGTTGTCGTATCCGTTGGGGTGCTGCTTGGCATATTGATAGCATTGCTGATTGGGACGGAACTGCTGAAGAAGCGATGAATGCTTATATTGATTTGCGTAGAGGTCAGGGTAGAAGGCCATTCATTGATGGCCCTCACTTTGAGCTAATGCTTTAGCAATCATTTTGTTGACGTTAACAAAATGATTAATTTGTCTTTTTTTAGGCGATTGTGAATTTAAGAGGAAGCCAAGGAAAAAGGCCATTCATTGATGGCCTTTACTTTAAGTTAATGTTTTAAGTTTGGAATCTTTTCTGAGTGACGATTCAAGACTTCTAAGGTTTGTCTGCGAGTATATCCTTTGAAGTTCATGCGTTTGCATATAGACTCACGGTCTATACCTTTCTGAGCTAAAGCAATTATTTCTTTTGTTTCTGGCTTGGCGTCTCTGCCACCCATGTGGTAGTTACTAGCTAAGTTTTGCTTTAGATAGATGTTTGTTCCGTCACGATCCTTTGCTCTTTTTCTGACTTCCTTGGCATCAGCAAGCATTGCTTCTCGCAATTGTTCTTCGGTCATATGTGATAGCCCTCACTTCTTAGTTTGTTTACGAATTGGTTTAGTTCAGAACGCGCTGCCCACAAATCTTGTTTTACATTTGGATGTGGGTCAGTTTTGTTTTCTTCATTGATTAGTGTATCAACTCTGCGCTTGAGGAAGTCTAACTCTACTTCATGTGCGCGATGTATTTTCATTGTCTTCTCCCTTGCTCTATGACGGGCCAGTATATGTTGTTGCGGTGAATGAAATTATTCAGACCAGATAGCTTTACGTCAAGGATTTTTGCTGCTTGGGTTTGAGTGCAGCGAGATTGTGCCAGTGCTTTTACTAGCTCTAGTTTTTCTTTCTTGTGACGTTCAGTCATTTCTTCCCATGTTTCCATGCTGTTTCCTTTGGGTAAAAAAAAGCCCCACTTAAACAGTGCGAAACCTAATTAAGCGGGGCAGTTGTGAGGGAGGGCAGGACGCTCCTCGGAGAACTAAGCCTAGCTTAGAACGGAATGCTATCTTCTGGCAAGGACGAAGATTGTTGACCTTGTTGTTTGTTGCTTATTTGAAAAGACATATAAGGTTTACCATCTTTCATGCGTCTCCACCCAGCAATCCGCTTGTCTTCACCAACTGGGCCAGAGTAATCGGGTGCTGCATCATTGCCCTTCTTATCGTTATCAAACATTACAGCCATTTTCTGATAGACCTCAACAATACCGCGACCGTCTTTGGTCTGGTCTTTGACAAGAACTACTTTTGAATCTACGCCCTCGACGTTGACCTTGCCTTGCAAGATCATTTGCTGCGTTGGGAATGGTGTAAAGGCTGCGCCTCTGTTTGTGTCGTCATATTCTGCCATGCTTCTGGCTCCTGTGTTGTGTGGCTACCAGCCACTGCTCTTGTTTCCACTATCTTGATCATACTTGTTGCCATCCATCTTACCTAAGAAGATGTCAGCATCACAGCCAATGTGCGACAGTGCTTTGGTTAGGCCATCAGTGATAGCCATCTTCGGTGCATCTTCAGCCATACGACCTTTAGCTGCATCAAAGAACTTACGGCACCCTGTGAAGGGGCCAAATGAATTTGCTGGTGTACCATGCCAAACAGTAACATGCGCTAACACAGCGCTGTCTCCGTTGCTTACAGGCACAATCTCTGTTGTGTTGTGCCAACCCCAGCCTTCACCGACTGGCCCAAACTGCTCAGTCATCTTTTTGACTTGGTATTGTGGGTCAATGGCGGTGAATGATCGGCTGCCGAAGCTGACCTTCTTCAGATATTTGGGGTCTGAAGAGGCCAGCTTGTCCCAGATGTCTAGGTTATTAGTCATTTTTGGTTCTCCTTTTTAAACAGTTCTTTTTGGTGTCTATAGTAAGCTGACATCGCTAGGCTTTGTGTTCGCCAAGGTGGATTTTCATACCCCGTTAATACATCATCAATGCTTTCGCATTCCCAAGGCGTTGGGATAATTCGATCTTTTCTTATTGTTTTGTTATACCAAGGCTTGTGCTTGTGAATTAGAAATTGCTCATTTAGATATGCCTCCTCTTTATTTTGAAATTGCTGATACAAAATCCATGATAATGTAGTAAATGGTCTATCGTTTCTAAAATGTTCACCTATTCTTTTCTGAACATTTTTAGAATGCCCAATATACATTGGATTTAATTTACCTCTTGGTACAAATGCATAGACCCCAATCATCGTTTTGTAATCCTTAATGATCCCCGCTTGTCTCGTTTAATTGTGAGTTGATCGCAGTAAACTTCTCGTTCGTTGCTGGCGACCATGCTTCTAAGATTTTTCTTTGCGTTCTCGAACACGCGGTTATGTTCGTAACCGTTGATGTAGGTAATTGCTGCGTCAATGAATTGGTTGTCGCGGCTGGCGTCTCGCTTGACCATGTTGTCCACCTCAACCTTGTCAATGGAGATGTCTGGCGTTTGAATACCAATTGGTTCTTCGTCGCGTACAACGTAACCCCAGAAGTCTGACACCACTGCCCACATAGAATCGAAATACTTGTGGTTGTACGAGACATGCGCTGACTCCCATTTGCTGTTGCCAAAAATTACTGAGAAATAAGCACCGTCTGCTTTAGCAAGATAGCAGTACAGTTGTATTTGCGGCATGTAATATTCAATAACATCATCCATAGATTTGTATGGATTAGTGTGCTTGGCCTCTACTATAAAGCTGCCCCACTTAGCATCAATCATACCCTTGGCTGGCACTATGCCAATCTCTAACTCATACTCACGCTGCTGATCAGACAGTATGCAGTTATGCTCATGCTCGAACCATTCAAGATTGAAGTCTTCAGTCCAGCTACCGAGTTGTACTGCAATATTGCGAGACAAATCGTCTGACTCTATGCGACCAGTCTTGATCTGCCATAGCTCAAGCCAGTCGCCATTCATAATTTTTACGCAGTCGCTGCCGCCTATGAAACCTTTACGCTCCATGACGCAACCTTGCATTTACACCTAAGTTATAGATCAACTCATCCTTTAATGAGTTTGTCATCTCATAGCTTAGCTCTATGCTTTCAGCTTTTATTATATCGTCTAGTCGAGACAATATATAATACATGCAGATGCGATCATCCATTGAGTTCTCCTTTTATTATGAGGGCTAGACTACTGCATACTTGCAGCTTACTCAAGATATTTTTTGAGGTCGGCTTCAGTAATGTCAGTAAGTTCTAATAGTTTTTTTCGCTGCTCGCCCTT